GGGTCCTTTTGGTCTAATAGGTAAGTTAATGCTATCTCATCAGAAGAGTCAAATTATTAAAGCTATTGATAAACGTTTAGAAAATCCTGAGCTAGAAAATAGAGAACAGTGGTTGGGTGTAAAAAATAATTTCTTAGATGTTAAGAATGATCCAAGCGCAGAAGACGGTACTAAAGTAGAAAAAGACGCAATGGGTAATACTATTATTACAGGTCCTGATGGTCAAGTTATAGATACAAGCCGTATAGGTACAGGGTCTTATGTAGATGATCTATTAGGTATGGATGGTAAATGGGGTGTACAAGGCCCAGGATTGTTGGACTCTATTAAGGGTGCAAGAAAAGACTTTCCATCTGCTAGACCTCCAAGAGATCCTGAAGGATCAGACGGTAAGGGTTTTGTCACAACTAGCAATGGTAGTATTGTAAGAGACGGAAATGGTAAGCCTGTTAAAACAGGTAGATATGAACAAGATAAACCTTTAGTTCCTCAACTAAGAGAAATATCTAAAGATAACCAAAAGAAAGCAGTTGCTAAAAAAGAAAAAGACATGGGAACTAAACTATCTTCTGCACGTACTACTAAAGACAAAAAAGAGACTTATGCTTCTAAAGCACAACGAGGCGGCGGATTCTCTAAGGGTGGATTAGTAAGTAAACCTAAAAAGAAATAAACAATAACGACAATACCATATAAATATAAGGATACTCGGCACTTTGTGCTGACCCCAACATAAGGAACTAAATATGTCACAACTAACTGAAGAGACAATGCACTCGTATACACATAAACGTAACGAGGCTAAAATCAAAGAAGCTGAAGCAGAGCTAGAAGCACTACTAAAAGGTGATGTAGCTGAAGAGGCTAGTGATGAAACCCCTGAAGAAGAACCCAATGGCGAAGGATCTGAGGCAACCGAAGTATCGGATGCAGGTGATACCAAACAAGAAGAAGCCAAAGAGGAAACCAAAGCATCGGAAGATGATGCAGAGTTAAGTGGTGAAGAGAAGAGCTTCAAGAAACGCTATGGTGATATACAAAGACACATGGCTGAAACAGAGAAGAAGCAAGCAGCACAGATAAAACGCTTAGAGGATCAACTAGAAAAAGCAGCAAAGAACGAGCTTGTACTACCAAAGTCTAAAGAAGAGATAGATGCATGGACAAGTAAGTACCCTGATGTAGCAGGAATAGTAGAAGCTATAGCTGAAAAGAAGGCTAACGAAAGAGCTTCTGATCTAGATTCAAGGCTACAAGAGATAGAAGAGTTACGCTCTACAGCTAAGAGAGAAAAAGCTGAAGCACAACTTGTATCAATACATCCTGACTTTGAAGCTATAAGAGCAGACGATGAGTTTCATGCTTGGGTAGATACTCAACCTAAAGTTTATCAGGATGCTTTATACGAAAACTCTGAGGACGTTAAGTCTGTAGCTCGTGTCATAGACATGTATAAACTAGACAAAGGTATTAAGACTAAGAAGCCCAGCGCAGATAAAGACGCAGCATCTTCAGTTAAAACTCGTGGACGTACTGTAGTAGACGCAGAAGAGTCTAGCAAAACGTTAAGTGAGTCAATGATTAATAAGATGTCCCTCAAAGAGTATGAGGAACGTCAAGACGAAATCATGAGTGCAATGCGCTCTGGTAAGTTTATCTATGATATGTCCTAATAAACACTTGACACTAAGACATTAATAGATAAAACTATGGGCATGTGTAGTGCTAGGCATCAACTACCTACACATGCTTTAACTTTAAGCACTAACCACTAATAGAACTACCCGATAAAGTATAGACCCTTTACTGCTTGACCGCAAATCTAGCAATATAGATACTCTAGAAAACTATTGGCCTCTTGTGTGGATATGATGTTTTACTTCCCCCACTGTCATATCTATAGGAGAAATTATTATGGCATTTACAAAAGCATCAGGTTATACAAACCTGAACAACGGAAACTTCTCATCTGAGATCTTTTCAAAACAAGCACAGTTAGCATTTAGAAAATCTGCTGTTATTTCTGCAATCACAAACTCTGACTATTTTGGTGAGATTTCTGGACAAGGCGACTCAGTGCGCATTCTTAAAGAGCCAGACATCACTGTTAATTCTTTGGCTCGTGGTACTGCAGTTTCAACACAAGATTTAGTTGACGCTGACTTCAAACTAACTATCGATAAAGCTAACTACTTTGCATTCAAATTGGATGATATTGAAGAGGCACATTCACACGTAGACTTCATGCGTCTATCTACAGACCGTGCAGCATACAAAATGGCTGACTCAATGGATACAGATGTATTGCGTTACTTGTCAGGTTATACAGCCGCTTCAGCTGCAAACACAACTGTAAATGGTACTAAAGCAAATGCCGCTGCAGGATCAGACGAACTATTAGCTGCAAACAAGTTGAAAAAGGGAGACTTCTCTAATATTACAACTTCATCAGCAGGTGATCACTCTATTCCAGTAGCTCCACGCTTAACAGGTGCAACTGCTGTTTCTGCAGTAGCTGCAACACCATTGCAAATCCTAGCACGTATGTCACGTACAATGGATGTAGCAAATGTTGATACTAGAGGTAGATGGATAGTACTTGACCCTGTGTTCATCGAGATGCTAAAAGACGAAGATTCTCGCCTATTAAATGCAGACTTCGGTGGTGCAGGACTACAAAATGGTTTATTGGCTGCAAACATTCACGGCTTCCGTGTTTATCAGTCAAACAACTTACCAGCAGTTGGCACAGGTGCAGGAACAGCAAATACAGCTAACCAAAACGCTAACTATGGTGTTATCGTAGCTGGACATGACTCAGCAGTCGCAACTGCAGAACAGTTATCTAAAGTGGAAACATACCGTGACCCAGATAGCTTTGCAGACATCTGCCGTGGGATGCATCTATATGGCCGCAAGATCTTACGCCCAGAAGCAATCGTAACAGCTAAGTATAACGTAGCTTAATATAACTATAAACTTAGGGGCTGGCTTTTATGCTGGCCCTTTTGTGCATTTTATAAACAAAGGACATAACCAATGGCTATTACAACGGCGATGTGCAACAGCTTCAAGCAAGAGTTACTTGGTGGTGTTCACGATCTAGATACAGACACAATTAAAATAGCATTAATTAAGAACTCACAGTCGGGTACTTATAATGCATCTACAGCTAATTACAGTACAGTAACAGGTAACTCTGATGAGGCTACTGGTACTAACTACGTTACAGGTGGTAACACACTAGGTAGTGCAACTATTGCTCTATCAGGTTCAACTGCTACTGTTGACTTTGCAGACACTACATGGTCTTCAGCTACCGTTTCTGCAGACGGTTGTATCATCTATAACTCTTCACAGGCTAACAAGGCTATAGCAGTGATAAGCTTTGGCGGTACTAAGACATCTACAAATGGTGACTTTGTGGTACAGTTCCCAACAGCAGACGCATCTAACGCAATCATTCGTATCGCTTAAGGAGCAGTATTATGGCTCTCGTTGTCAAGGATAGAGTAAAAGAAACCGCTACAACTACAGGAACAGGTGCTGTTACTCTTGGCGGTGCTGTTACAGGCTTTGAGTCTTTTAGCTCTGCCCTTGCCAACAGCGACACTACATACTACGCTATTTCTCACCGAAACGCAGACGAGTGGGAAGTAGGCTTAGGTACATATAATTCAGGTGTACTTACAAGAACTACTATACTAGAGAGTAGCAACAGCGATAGTGCTGTTAGCTTTACTGCAGGTACTAAGGATGTGTTTATAACACTCCCTGCAGACAAGGCTGTTTACTTAGACGCTAATGATGCACTAAGTACAGGCAATATAGTTACAACAGGCTACATCAGAGGTCCTGCCTCATTCACGATAGATCCTGCTGCACATGGTGATAATACAGGTACACTTATAGTTGCAGGTAACTTACAGGTTGACGGTACTACTACTACAGTAAACTCTTCTAATCTATCTGTAGCAGATCTAAACATTACAGTAGCTGAGGGTGCAGCTAATGCAGGTGCAGCCAATGGCGCTGGGCTTACAGTAGACGGTGCTAACGCTACATTTACGTATGACTCATCTAATGACAGATGGGCTATGAACAAGTCTCTAGCGACTAACCTTGTAGGCAACGTCACTGGAACAGTTTCTACACTAAGTAATCATGACACTGGAGACTTAGCTGAGGGTTCTAACCTATACTACACTCAAGCCAGGTTTAACTCTGCATTTACAGCTAAGAGTAGTAGTGACTTATCTGAGGGTACTAACTTGTACTACACAGATGCTAGGTTCAATACAGCTTTCTCTGCTAAGAACACTGGTAACTTATCAGAGGGTAGTAACCTCTATTATACACAAGCAAGATTTAACTCAGCATTTACTGCTAAGTCTAGTTCAGACTTGTCAGAGGGTACTAACTTATACTATACTACAGCAAGAGCAAACTCAGCTATAGATGCAAGAGTAACACAATCTTTTGTAAATGCTTTAAATGTAGATGCAGAAACTTTAGACGGAGATAACAAAGCTACCTTACTAGCCACTGCAGAATCAAATGCATTGGCGCTAAGCATAGCGTTAGGGTGATATAAACAATGGCAAATACATTTAAGAACTACACAAGCGCATCGGTAGGTACAAGCGCTACTACTACATACACAGTACCAGGTTCAACTACATCAGTGATGATTGGTTGTAATGTAGCAAATAGAACAGGCTCAGCTATAAACGTAGATGTACAGGCCGCAGGTGTTTACCTAATTAAGGGTGTACCTCTTCCTGCAGGAGCTGCTCTATCTGTTTTAGATGGTAAAATTATTCTAGA